CTCGAGACTTAAAACTTTACAAAAAGTTTTCTTAAGTAATTTGAAGAAGTAGATTTCTTTATCTAATAAGGAAGGCTCCTTATCGAACGAGAAACCTATTCCTCCAAATTCCTTAGGAATATCGATACTTTCACAAGTTCGCCGAAGCAAATCCTTTGCCAGGAGAACGAATGTACCCTTATTGTGCGGTTCTAGTTCTAGAGCCAGTCTAAAGTTAGATAAAAATCTATCTGTCTTTTGAATGGCGCCAAAACAGCCCGTACGAACAGTGGTAAATTCAACCTTACGGTGGTTAGAAGACCGAAACAGTAGTTGTGAGTTTATTGAGCCAAAATCCTTTGACTGGTAGTTTTTACCAATCGAAGGAGACAGTCCCATCGAACTCGCTATCTGTTTCCATTTTCTAATCTCCCTAAGGTTCTCCTGGAAGAGGATATCGTCACCGTTAATCAAAGCCTGGAGATCACTTAGGTTCTGTCTCTTAACCATTCCTATTGTCGTCGCATTGGCAACACAAAGGACTGGAAAAGAGAGAAGGCTACCCATAAGTTGTCCTCGAGTTTGCAGGATAGGCTGTAGACCGCTGGAAGGCGGGTAGTGCACTTCATGTGCACCACCCTCCCATCTCAGCCAGTCTGACAGACTATCGGGCAAAACCTTGGCTAACTCATCGATAGCAACCTGCATGATATCCATGTTTAGATTATCAGTGGCGGCTTCATAATCGCCCGACAAGAGATAAGGCTTCCATCTCCACGTCTTCATAAAATCGAAGGGAATATCGGGACACCCAGTCAGTTGAAAGCAAGGGAAACTCTGCAAAGATTTCCACATTGCTTTTTGAACTGGTTTGAGTATCCAAATATCCTCTTCACCCTTAGTGATCATCCGAACCTTCAACGGTTCGGGGATCGCATGGGCCATGACTTTAGGAAGGCGAGGAGGGGGTCGCGTCGGAAACTCTATCGAGATACCAGGCTCAAATGATGATCCTGATCTCCCGATGGGGAATCTCAGCTTATCCCTTCTCGATCGATCGCGATGTATCCGTAGAAGATCATCGACGATCAAATCCACCATACCCGACAATGATGACGTTAGGATCTTTCCAGGGATCACCTGACCTGTCTCAACATTGTATATGTGCTTTTGGACTCTGTAATCGTTTCCCATACGAGTAAGCAACTCATAAGAAGGATAAATCCTCCTCCTGAGTGCACCCATATTGGTCACGGTACATTGTCCTGCCAAGTCTGGATTGTTGGAGGAAAGGAAGAGAAAATCTGAAACAAATTTTCTCCCCTTTTCCTTCAAGTCCGCCATTGGTAACACATAGTCAACGTTGGAACAGATCTGTATGATCTCGGAAGCGTCTGAATCGTCCTGCCTCAAACAGAACAAGTCATCGATACTGGCTATGAGTTGTCCCCGATAACCGTCCCAGTGCTTAGTAGCAACGGAACGATCATATCGGTCAGACTCCTTATATCCAAATCGCTGGCTTAGTCTTTTTGCGACATAGGTCGATAACAGACTTTTTCCGACTCCTGGCTTCCCATGTAAATGGAAAACCACAGGATCGATTCTAACATCACCATCCCATCTGTATTCGTGGTTCTGCGATTTGATGTGGCCAAGCTTCTTATGGTAGACATAGCAGCCACCTTCAGAGAACTTACTTGAAAAGTAGGCTCTCCTGGGTGGAAGCGACGTTTCCCATTTGAAATTTGACCTCACCACTTCACAGAACTCGCGCATACGGTCCCGAAATTCATTCAAGACTTTCTGCGGCGTCACTCCTACAGCTGAGAGTGTTTGCCGGTGCTTCTCATAACTTCCCTGAATCATTGACTTTGGTACCGTGGCCGCGAGGTCCTTGCATTGAAGAAGGTCCCAGTAAAACTTACACTTTCGTGTACGTCTTATTGAGAGCCGATCTATCTTTGCTTGGATCCCTCGTGGAAACAGAACCAAGGGCAATGATTCTGATTTAGGTCTTTCCTGACTCATCACTGTGCTAAAGCGATGGGCCAGGGAAAACTTAAATACTTTAGGGAGCTGCGAGAGCTCGATGGTGGTCATTTGATTGTACAAATGACTATACAGAGCCTCGTAACAGCAAGTGATCCGATATCGTCTCAACAACGATAGAAGACACATGACAAATCCTCGGATTTGTTGCTGTCTCAAGACAGTGACACTTTCGGGTATGTCAGTCCGAACTTTACCTCCACACTTCCCCTTGCGGGCCGCTGTGTGGCGCGGGCTACTCTTGTTTTTGAAAACACGACTAGTCGACGTGGAAGGGCGTTAACCTTCCAGGTAAGATCTTGGTTGAGGCAATTGGGAGTCGAAAACCCAATTCAACCTCAGTCATTGTTGA